CTTTCCTCTCACTCTTTTGCGAACCAGCCCGAACTAGCCGAGACCAGCCCTAACCAGCCCGAGGTAGAACTGATCGCAAGCGAGGAACCAAGACTGGCTACTGCGCGTATTGGGGATTTGTCCTACGGCCCTGCTGTGGCGGCTTGGGCGCAACGTCACATGCAGGTTGAGTTAATGCCGTGGCAGGTCACTGCTCTTTCGTTGCAGTTGCAACATGATGACAACGGCGATTTGGTGTTTCGTGAGTGTTTAATCTCAACGGCTAGACAACAAGGCAAAAGCGTGGCCTTGCGTGCGCTTATTGGTTGGTGGATTACCGAGTACGCGGTGCTGCATCGCAAGTCACCCCAATACGTGCTTAGTACTGCCAACATGCTTGACCGAGCCGAAGCAATTTTTACGGATTTGGCTTTTATTTTGAAAGAGTCTTTTGGGGCGAAACTGTTGCAGGCGTTGGGTCGTAAGTCTGTGCAGATGCCTGACGGTTCACGCTGGGAAGTACGAGCTGCATCGAGCAAACTTCATGGCGGGTCTTACGACCTTATTGTGGTGGACGAGTTGTGGAACATAGCCCCTGACATTCTTGACGATGCGCTTAAGCCGTCACAGATTGCCCGCGCTAACCCGTTGCTGTCCATGTGGAGTACCGCTGGGGACGAGTCATCTACGGCGATGATTAACTACCGATCTATTGCCTTGCAGGAGATAGACGAAGGCGTTGTGTCCGAAAGGTGTTTTGCGGAGTGGTCTATCCCGGCTGGCTGCGACCCACGTGACGAGCAGTATTGGGGGCTAAGTAACCCAGCGCTGGGTAGGACTATTACGGTCAAGGCGCTTAGGGCTGCTTCCAAGTCCGATAGTTTCCCGCGTTCTCATGGCAACCAATGGAGCGCGTCGCGTGGTGCGTGGCTTGATGCTGGGCAGTGGGACAAGTGCAAAACGGTACACGACATACCTGAGGGCGGCATCTTGGCTGTCGATTCGTCTGTGGATGAAGCCCGCTATGTCGGTGTTAGATCAGTTGTGGCACACGGGCAGGTGTTTGTCACGGTGGAGTTTGTCGTGGATACTGAGCATGACATGTGGGCCCAGATAGACCGAGTGATGAAACACCCCTCAGTTATCTTGCTGGTTACGCCTACATTGGAAATCCATGTGCCCCCGCATTTGCAGCGCCGCTACCAACTGACGGGCTACGCCGAACTATTGCGTTACACGTCACTGGTGCGTTCTATGATTCTTGAGGACAAGGTGCGCCACACAGGAAACCAAACACTTGCCGAGCATGTTTCCCGCGCCGTTGGTGTTCGCACTGCACAGGGTTTTGTGTTGTCATCGCAAAAGTCACCGGGGCCAATAGAAGCTGCACGTTGCATGGTGTGGGCGGTGTCTGCTGTGAGCCGACCACAAAACAAGGCAAAACCTATGCTTGTGGTGATGTAGTACGGTTATTATCTAGGCAGGTGTGTCGCCCGTTGTCGGGACGGACGGCACGCCACTACTCGAAAGTTGCTTATGGCGTTATTTGCTAAAACCGAAACTAAAGCACAGATAAGCCTCACCGATACGCCGAAGGTACAAGCCGGTGCGGTTGGTGGATACAACAGCAACATGGCTGGGCCCAACATGATTGGGCAGTATTACTCTTATGTTGAGGGTGAGGCTCGCAACCGCGCTATGCAGGTACCCGCTATTAGCCGCGCCCGCGATCTACACGCCAGTGTCCTATCGGCGATGCCACTTAAGATGTACCGCGAGTACTGGGATGAAACTTCCCGCGAAATGCAATACGAGGACATTGCACCGCGCTCATGGCTTCGCCGACCAGACCCAGTTATCCCGTACGAGACTCTTATTGCGTGGACATTTGACGATCTAGCATTCTTTGGGCGTGCCTTTTGGTATATCACTTCCCGCACCGCAGACGGATACCCGGCATCTTTCACCCGTTTGCCTGCTGGCTCAGTAACAACCCAAGACCAAGACGGCCCTGTGTGGTACGCACCGTCTAAAGAAGTTTTTTTTCAGGGCGGGCAGATTGACCCGGCAAACCTTGTCCAGTTCATTAGCCCAGTGCAAGGCTGGATTTACTCCAGCGAGCAAGCCATTGCTACTGCGCTCAAGATTGAGGACGCCCGCTACAGGAACGCTAATACCGCTATTCCGTCTGGCATTTTGAAGCAGACAGGTGGCGAACCGTTGAGCGGGCAAGAGTTGTCCGATCTCGCAGCTGCGTTTAATCAGGCACGCCTGTCTAATCAGACAGCAGCCCTAAACGAGTTTTTAAGTTATGAAGCCACTAGCGCCACCCCCGACAAGATGATGCTTATCGAGTCGGCGCAATTCTCTGCACTGCAAATGGCCCAGATTTGCAACATCCCGCCGTATTTGCTGGGCGTTCCTACAGGCTCATACGCCTACACAAACAGCCGTGAGTCCCGTTGGGATTTGTGGCTGTACGGCACAAAAACCTATGGCGAGTGCATCACTTCCACGTTGTCGGCTAACTCTGTACTTCCAAACGGTACTTATGTTGAGTTTGACACTGACGAGTATTTAGGTGAAATAGACGATGCAAACACAAGCCGAGAAATGGTAGAGAACGATGACATGGAAGAACCAGAAACAGGAGAAAACCGAGCATGATTAAGTTAAACGCACAAGCCGTTACGGTGGACGCCGCTAAAGGCGATGAACCCACCCGCACAATCACTGGCATCGCAGTGCCCTACGGTGAGACCGCCATCGTCTCAGACGGGCAAGCAGTCCGTTTTAAGCAAGGCGCACTACCCGTGGACGGCAAAGCCCCCAAGTTATTTATGTACCACGACTCATCGCAGCCAGTGGGCCTAGTGACCGCACGACAGGACACAGATCAAGGCATGCTTTTCTCTGCCCGTATCAGTACTACCGCAGCAGGTGACGAGGCTTTAACGCTGGCGCTTGACGGTGTTTTAGACTCGGTAAGTGTTGGCGTGAACCCTACAAAGTTCCGCTATGACGATGAAGGCACAATGATTGTGGAAGCAGCCGACTGGTTAGAACTTTCCCTAGTTCCTATCCCCGCCTTCGCTGGGGCAGAAATTGAAAAAGTTTATGCATCAGCAGAAAATGTTGTGTTAGCATCAGAACCAGAACCCGACACAGAACCCACAGAACCAACAGTCGAGGAGACACAAGTGGACGCAGTACAGCCCGAAGCAGTCGTAGAGGCCGCAACACCAACCGCACCAATTCCAGCAGCACCTAAGCGCAACTTCGGTATGCCTTCTGCCGGTGAATACCTTGCCGCGTACCACATTGGTGGCGAGACATGGCAGCGTGTGAACGCAGCAGCAACAGAGGTTATGCGCTCACGCCAGACCGCTATCCAAGCAGCTGCCGGTGACGTACTTACCACAGACACCCCGGGTCTTTTGCCTGTGCCAGTTCTTGGCCCAGTGTTTGACGATCTTAACTACATCCGTCCAGTAGTTAGCGCCGTTGGCGCTCGCGCAATGCCAGACGGTGGACAGTCCAAGACATGGATTCGCCCAACATGGACAACCCACGTAAGCGTTGGCAGCCAAAGCCCTGAACTGAGCGGCGTATCTGCAACCACTCCAGTTATTGCAAGCAACGTAGTCACAAAAACCACACTTGCTGGACAAGTCACCTTGTCAGTACAAGACATTGACTTTACAAGCCCCGCAGCGTTGGAAATTATCCTTCGCGACTTGGCAGGACAGTACATGCTTCAGTCGGACGCAGTTGCTTGTGCAGCAATCCTCAACGGAGACACCGCATCAGGCTCGACATGGACAGTCACCGCAGACAACCCATCATCGCTTATCTCAGCCTTGTATGACGCAGCAACAGACATCTTGAAGGCAACCAACTTCTTGCCAGATCACATCTTTGTGAGCCCCGATGTTTGGCAAAAACTTGGCGCACAGTTGGACGCAGACAAGCGCCCAATTTTCCCATACACAGGTGCAGCAGGACTTATGGGCGTGAACGGCGTAGGCACATCAAACGTCACACAAATGAACACATTTAACCCATTGGGCCTTAACTTGGTGGTAGATCGTGCGTTCGCAGACAACACAATGGTGGTTGCTCGCGGTTCAGCAATTGAGTTCTACGAGCAAGTGCGTGGCATCATGTCGGTAGAAGTACCTGCAACATTGGGCCGCACATTCTCCTACTACGGATACGTTTCAACCTTCATCGCAGACGGCGATCAGGTTAAGAGCATCGCAATCGCCTAATCCCGAAAGGCGGTTACCGTCATGGCGGTATTCAACATTACTTCGCGTATGCGTTTGGACGACTACTCAGTTGTCCAGACGCTTACGGATACGGACATTACCCCCGGTCAAAGCATCACTATTGCTGGGCTAGGTGACGGTTTTGACGGCACTTTCCTAGTGTTGGCTTGCCCACAGTACGAGTACGTTGGTACTGAAACTGACGGCACGTTGATGTTTGACTCAACTGTGCCCCGTCCTAACCAGTTGCTTTTTGTTGATGTTGGCGACAACTTCGAGTATGAAGCCGAAGTGCTGGGCACTGTCACATGGACGCTTACATGCACTTGGATTACTAATACCCAGATAAGTAACTACCTTGACATACCTTTAACTTCGACTAACGCTGCTGCTTTGTTGGTGCAGTGCGCCGCAGCTGCTAACGCTTTTGCTTATCGCAGGCGTTACGAGGCTGGCTACTTGCAGGACTCGCTAACTACTTCCCCCGGTGGCGATGTCACCCTAGGCACAATCATGGTGGGGGCCGCCTACTTTAGACAGCAGGGAAGTTTTACCGCGCTGGCTTCGTTTGACGGTATGGGTAGCCCACCCGCCAACGGCATTACGCCTATGGTGTTGCAACTCTTAGGCATTAACCGCCCGCAGGTTGCCTAATGGCCCTACCATACAACGACCTGTTTAACGAGTGCTTAGATGACCTTTCAGCCACGCTTAAGACCATTACAGGCTTGCCTGTGGCGATAGACCCACGCCAGATAACCACCTCTTGTGTGTTTATTGACGCCCCGTCTTTTGATGCGTGGAACTACAACATTGTGCGCATGGATTTCCCGGTGAAGATAATCGGCAGTGGCCCCGGCAACCTTGATGCCTTGCGTGATCTGTTGCAGATTGCCTCGAAGCTGCTCGCCAAGAATGTTGCGGTGAAGTCGGGCAACCCTACAGCTGTGTCTATTGGTGGCGCAGACTACCCTGCCTATGACATTGTTATAAGTGTTCAGGCCCAGACCTCATAGGAGACGCCATGTTTAAGATTGTTAGCGACAAGGTGGGAGTGCCCGGTGACGAGTTCATCCCTGCTGACGGCGTGAACGTGCATGCGCTACTGGCTGGCGGGTTCATTGTAGAAATTGGAAAACACAAAACACCAAAACCTAAAAGTGATAACATCACAAGCAACAAGGAGTCATAATGGCAACAAGCACCTACCTCTCAAACCCAGTCGTAACCGTGAACAGCGTGGACTTGTCTAACCAATGCACCGCAGCAACGGTCACGCACCGCTTTGACCAACTCGAAGCCACCGCGTTTGGTGACACAGATCGCAAGTACGTCAAGGGCTTAGGCAACCACGAAGTAACGCTGTCGCTCTACAACTCTTACGCAGCCACCGAGACCTACGCAACATTGCAGGCACTTGTCGGTACGACCACCACAGTGCGCGTACAGCCAACAAGCGCTGGAGACTCCGCTACTAACCCCGGCTTTATTCTCACTGGCGCGTTTTTGGCAGAAATGCCAGTTGTGAACGCCACCATGGGCGAACTTAGCACCGTAGATGTCACCTTTGTTGGTGGCGTCTACACCGTAGACACAAGCGCATAACGCTAGGTAGCACCTAGCCCGACAAGGAGAACCTAATGAAACTAACACTGGCTGTAGACCTCGGAGACGGCCCCGTACAGGTCGCAACTAACCTTTATGTGATCGTCCAGTATGAGCGCAAGTACAAGCGCAAAGCCTCAGAGATGGCATCGTCTATCGGCTATGAGGATTTGCTTTTTTTGGCGTATGAGTCCTGCAAGGTTCACGGCATCACAGTGCCCGTAGTTTTTGATGACTTCATTAAGCGCGCCGTGTCTATTGAGGTTGTGAGTCAGGATGACGATGCAAACCCTACCCACGGGCCACATACCGATACGCATTAGCAGCTCTGCTACTTCGCACAGGGTATTGGCCCAATGGGATAGACTTTGACATTAAAGACCTGCACACGGTTGATGCCATAGTCAAGGAACAAGCGAAAAATGCCCGTTAACAACACCATAGAGGTAGCAGGTGTTAAGGACGCGCTACGCGAGTTAAACGACATCGACAAGAAGTTGCGCCGCCAAATTACAAAGGACTACAACGTCATAGTGTCACCGATTGTCAATGACGGTAAAAGCCTTGTACCTAAAGAGGCTCCGCTGTCGGGTTTTAATCGTTCATGGACTCCTGCCGGGGCTTCGAGCCCTGTTCTACCGTTTGGTGCTACTAGCGCACCGCGCGAGCCTCAGGTTCGCCCACGCTGGCAACAATCCGCACAAGGCCGTAGGTCTATGGGCAACTGGCTTAAATGGAACGCAGGCATTAAGGCTTATATTTCAGGCAAAAAGCCTCGCACGTTTAACGGCTACACAAAAAACCTAGCCACGTTTGGCATCCGCTGGCAGGGCCCCGCAGCGGTTTTGTTTGACACTTCCAACACGCCTAGCACCGAGCAGGGTAGGCAAATGGTTGCAGCGTTAAACGCTAAATACGGCAAACCTTCCCGCGTCATGTGGCGAGCGTATGAGCGCCAAGATGAAAAAGTACAGCGTGAGATGCGCAAGTTAGTCAATGAGATTATGGAAGCCGTAGATCGAAAGACGAGGATTTAGCCGTGGCTATTAACATTCCGATTATTACCGACTTTGACGGTAAAGGCATTAAACGCGCCCAAAAAGAGTTTGAGCAGTTAGAGGGCGCTGGCGCTAAGGCTGGCTTCGTTCTTAAGAAAGCCATGTTGCCTGCTACTGCCGCTATTGGTGCTTTAGGTGTTGCTTTATTTGACGCCGCTAAAGGCGCTATGGCAGACGA